ATATAGATCCACTTGTCCGGAAAACTCTGGGCATTTGGCAACAGTTTTCTTTGTAACCATGTCTTGAATATTGACGATATGTTCTTTGAACTTGACTACATCAACACCCGTGGAGTTGTGAATTTGTGTTTCATTCGCTATATCCTTCGCTGCATATAGATAGGCTGCTGCATAGTTTGCGTGTAAGTTTGCAATGAGTGGAGATTCATCTTGTTGTGCTGCGGTTGCATAACGTGCTGATTGTCTGATAAGCTTTTCTAGTGAAGCAGATGCTACAACCTTTCTGTTTTTGATGGCTGTGTACATCAAGAAGACGACTATTGCTAGGTACAGATAGAACATCTCTTTTTATAATACACGAAAAAAAGTTACCTAAGTTGGCATGATTCATGATACGTGGCAAGTACAAAAATGGAAGTTATTCGTGATGAACTCTGGCACAAATGTCTCGGTGATACGCTCAAAATGTATCGTATCACCGAGCCAAATGACAAATGCTACCAACTGGCCGACGCCACTTGGAAAATGAAGAAGAAATATGAGGAGGCACAGAAAGTGAAGAACTCGAGGGTGACTCAGCTTATCACTACTTTACCCGATGATCCACGTGTTCAGGTAAAGAACCATATCTGTGTGGCGTTAACTATGTCGGGGTCGAGGTGTAAGTTCAAGGCTGTGTGTGGTAACTACTGCAGAAAACACAACGTGTCGGATAAATTAAAATCCCAGTTAGTATAAATGTTAGATCAGGGTACACTTAGACCTGTAATAATAGCGATGTCGTTATACATAATCGTGAGTGTTCTCGTCCCTCGATATGCTAAGCCCACAAACATTGAAGCTATTGATGACATTGTTGCTTTCCTCGTGGCTCAGCGTGGATCCATCATGTCTGGTACAATTTTAATGGGTCTCCTCGTCTTTTCCGCCAACTATCTCGACACTGAATTCTTTTAGGATATTTTCGCGTGACATGATATTTTTAGTATGACTATGATCCATGTAAGTGAGTCTTTTAGAATATGCATCTTCCATGAATTCCAAGAGCTGTTCGAACTTTGGTTTTCCCCAAACCATACCCTTTTTAAAAAGGAAGTCGTCATTTTCCAACTCTTGAAGTTCACAATCAATCATGTAGGGTGTTTTGAGATATTCAGTTGGTCCTCCGTAATTTGTCGCAATCACAGGTTTATCTCTCACAGCCGCTTCGATTGCACCCATTCCTACACCTTCGGAATTTGAAAAGTTCACGTAACAGTGTCCACGACTATGAAGAACGTTCATGTCATCCTCGGTTGCAAGACCATTGATTACTTCAACTCGATCAATGTTTATCGTGACATCCTCTTTACACGTAGACTTGACAAGTAACTTTGTATCAGGTTTATTAAGACGAACGAAAGCTTCTAGTATCTTCCTAAAGTTCTTTCTCGGGTCTAGGATGTTACCTATGTGATAGAATACATACGGTGTAGTTGGGATATACGCATGAATAATGTAAAATTCTTTGTCGGGAAATTGTCGTGTCAGAACACTTTTACAGAATTCACTTGGAACAGCTATCCGATCAAAGTGTTCAAATAACTTTCCATAATCTTCATGCACTGTTTCAGTTTCACACACTGTCATACAGATAAGTTTTTTACATCTGGACTTGATATAGGGAATCCTAGTAAGAATAGTTTCGACTGGAATTGCAAATAGAAATGCATTTTCACATTCTGGGATGTCTTCACTATACATAAAGTATTCACTTCCCGGAAAAAGGTCCATGTATTTCTTGGTATGCTGCCCAATACCACTCAACAAAGTTGGTCCTATGAAGATCATTATACATAAAGATAATCTTTCTTTTATGTATATAAACATGGACGCTCTCAAGCAAGAAATCTCCGAGGAAATGGGTAAGCTTCGTATCGACAAGGAGCGACTTTACAGTATTCTTCTCAAGATGGTTGATAACTGTGGTGGTTCGGGAGGTCCCGGTTCCCAGGGTCCCCCAGGCCCTGCTGGTCCCACCGGCCCCGCTGGTCCCGTCGGCCCCGCTGGTCCCACCGGTCCCGCTTGCGAGTGCAAGTGTGTGGCTACTAAGCCTAAGACTACGACCAAGAAGACTACAACCAAGAAGGCTTCTGTCGCTTAATCATATTAAAGAATAAACCCTAATACTATTTAGTCGCTGCCATAACTCAATCGGAAGAGTGCGGGCCTTGTAAGTTCGAAGTAGGGGGATCGAAACCCTCTGGTAGCATACATCCAATTAGCTCAATCGGTTAGAGCGTCGTGCTTATACATAGTATATTCATATAGAGTAACATCTATTAAGGCACGCGAAGGTTGCGGGTTCAAGCCCCGTATTGGATATCTTCTTACATCGCTTGGGGAGGACTGCTTTTATTCACCATGTAAATGAAAGTTCCCAGTATCAACAATAACGCGATGACGAGGTATCCAAATGGATATTTTTTAGTTTCGTGTTCTTGAGGTTTATCGGGTAATTTTTTGACATTCATGTTGAGTACTTCAATCTTATTTGTTAGCTTTTCCAGAGCTTGAAGTATTAGAACATTCTTGTCTTTTGGTTTTTCTTTTGGGTGAACAACCGTCACTTCTAATATCATATACCACGTACATTCTGGTTTTAGAAGTGCATATGACCTATCGTCTCTGCATTCGTATATGTTAAAGTGTAATTTTTTGATTGAGATAGGATTAAAATAGTTTGTTTTTCTGTCATAACTTTTCCATTGTCTGTCGGTTTGTATTGTCGACGACGAGTGTTTGTAATGACTTTCCAGTGGTATTCTTTCTAATATTCTACCATGACGTTCATCGAGTAATTGTGCTGATTTGGGTATGTCTGGACATACAATATCTACAAATTCTGCGATATCAGTTTGTTTATTATCAGAATTTGGATTAGCTTCACCGACATCTGTGATATAAAAGTCGACAATTTTAATACCAAGTACCCTACCCATATTTTCAACATGGGTGTTTGATTCTAAAGACAAGTTGAAGGAAAATGTGTTATTGGAGCCGTTAACATAATTTGAATCAATGACAACGTACTGAACCTTTTTAGGTATGTCGTCGAGTGACAATGACATTCTATCATACGTCTATAATTTATTTTGCTTAAAGTTACATCGGTAATCTTATGTAACGATATGTATTCTAAACTGTCACAATTAAAACACATGAGGCGTAATAGCTATATCAATGGTGAAAACACTGAATCATACGATCTTGTCATCAAAGATATTGAAAGAATGCTTCGACAAGAGGAACACGAGATGCTCGAAGAGTCTTTGATTGAGTCTATGAACAAGGAATATGAAAACAATGAAAAGTCTAATTGGTACAATCAAAATTTTGATACATGGGTTCCATTACCAACTCGTCAAGACTGTCGAATGTATTCACTTGCTGAGAGACTTCGGTATTCACAGTGTAGACTTGATATGTTTGACTATATGGAGGATAAGTTTAAGAAAACGACATTTCCAAATCTAGCAGATCGTATCGAATTTTTTTGAGGATTAAAGATTTGGGTCATATATCATGTACATAATGTCTCAAGCTATTGGTATCGATTTAGGAACTACTTACTCATGTGTTGGTGTGTGGCAGAATGATCGTGTAGAGATTATTCCAAATGACCAGGGAAACCGTACAACCCCGTCGTATGTCGCCTTTACAGATAATGAGCGTCTCATCGGAGATGCTGCAAAAAATCAGACAGCAATGAACCCCAAGAATACAGTCTTTGACGCAAAACGGCTTATTGGTCGTAAGTTTTCTGAAAAGAAGGTTCAGGAAGATCTAAAGGATTGGTCTTATGAAGTTGTTCAGGGTTCTGGAGATAAACCCATGATTAATGTTGAGTTTCACGGTGAGAAGAAGCAATTTGCCCCCGAAGAGATTTCTTCGATGGTACTGGTTAAGATGAAGGAGATTGCGGAGTCTTTCATGGGTAAAACAGTAAAAGATGCTGTGGTAACTGTACCTGCTTACTTCAACGATTCACAGCGTCAAGCTACAAAGGATGCTGCCGCTATTGCGGGACTTAACTGTCTTCGCATTATCAACGAACCAACAGCGGCTGCTATTGCTTATGGTCTAGACAAGAATAAGGATGAAGATAAGAATGTGTTGATCTTCGATCTCGGCGGTGGTACCTTTGATGTTTCACTTCTCAATATCGAGGGTGGTATTTTCGAAGTGAAGGCTACTGCTGGGGATACTCATTTGGGTGGTGAAGATTTCGACGCACGTCTCCTTCGACATCTGTCTGACGAGTTCCGTCGAAAGAATAAGAAGGATATTTCTGGAAACCCTAGAGCTCTTCGTCGTCTTAGGACCGCGTGTGAGCGTGCTAAACGAACCCTTTCGTCTACTGCTCAGACGATGGTGGAGATTGATTCACTGTTTGAAGGAATCGACTTCTATACGACAATTACTCGTGCGCGATTCGAAGAGTTGAACTCTGATCTATTTAGGAAGTGTATGGAGCCCGTTGAGCAAGTGCTTCGCGACGCAAAGATGGATAAGTCTATGGTTGATGAAGTTGTACTTGTAGGAGGATCGACTCGTATTCCCAAGATTCAACAGATGCTTTCTAGCTTCTTCAATAATAAGGATCTAAACAAGAGTATCAATCCAGATGAGGCAGTAGCTTACGGTGCAGCTGTTCAGGCTGCTATTCTTTCGGGTGTTGACAACAACAATGTCCAAGATCTTCTCCTGCTTGACGTTGCACCTGTATCTCTCGGTCTTGAGACTGCTGGTGGTGTAATGACTAAGATCATTGACAGGAATACAACTATCCCAACTAAGAAGGAACAGGTCTTTTCGACATATTCGGATAATCAACCGGGTGTTCACATCCAGGTATATGAGGGAGAACGCTCTCGTGCAAAAGATAATCACCTGCTTGGAACTTTCGACCTAACGGGCATTCCACCCGCCCCCCGGGGTGTCCCACAGATTAATGTCTGCTTTGACGTGGATGCAAATGGCATTCTAAATGTCACTGCAGAGGATAAGGCTTCTGGTAAGTCTGAAAAGATCGTGATTACTAATGACAAGGGGCGTCTTTCCAAAGAGGAAATTGAACGTATGGTTCAGGATGCGGAAAAATACAAAGAGGAAGACGAAGCTTATGAGAAACAGATGAAGGCTATGAATGATCTAGAGAACTCTGCGTATAGTATGCGTAATATGGTTGAAGGGGAAGATTGTAAGTTTGATGACACAAACAAGTCAGTTATAAAAACAAAGGTAGAGGAAGTTATCCAATGGATTGATAACAACCGTTCAGCCACGGTTGAGGAAATCGAGGGTAAGCAAAAGGAACTCACAGAACTATACATGTCGTGTCAGCAGCAACCAGAGTCAGAGGCTGCTGCAAAGGGTCCAACCATTGATGAGGTGGATTGAAAATATTGACATATATAAATGCCAACGACCAAGCAGTTGAAGAATGCTCGGAAAAAATTAAAGAGGGTTCCCAAACCAAAAGGTAATTCTCCTAAGATTGTCGATTTACTGACGTACATTTTGATTAGGGATGATCCAGCTAAAAAACGTGATAGAAATTTCATAGAGAGCCAGAAGGAATATGAAAAAATTTATAAGACTAAGACTTCTAGTAAGAAATGAAATCTCGAAATGAGTGTAAGTCACCTTTGTTAATTAGATTACTTAATTTACGTTCTTCTTTCGTTAACGCAATAGGTTCGCCGTTAAATGTAGTAAACTTTGACTCCTTGTATACTTTGTACAGAGACATATCAACTGTATCAAAGTACATGAGAATCCTGGCTAGTATTTCAAAATCTAAAATTGATAGAGCCGTTGTAAATTTACTTCTTGAAAATTCAAACCTACCTTTGTCGTTCTGTTTTAGCAGGTGTTTTTTTATAAAGGCTTCTATTTCACCCTCTGGTTTCGTACCTATTTCATTTGCTCTGAGAGAAAATACCATAAGGTTATCTAAGCCGTCTGTTATTTTTTTGAGAAATTCTCTTTTTACTTGACACAGAGACATACATTTACACAACAAATTAAGTTATTGATCGAATGGAACCTCTCCACAGAAATCATACAACTTCTCAATCTCTTTCTGGCTTACCTTATGCTTAGTGGAAGAGGGGGGCTTCACATTTTTCTTGACACTTGATTTACGAAGTTTCTTCTTGGGAAAGAGGGGTGTCAAGAATTTAGTGATGAGAGTATTCATTGTTAACTTTTCGTGTCAAGTCTTTAACAATATCTGATACAATTAAAGACAACGAGGTCCTAATACGAAATGCTACCCGGATTGGGAGTTGGAACAATCATGTCTGTATTAGCTTTGTGTTCTGGTACACCATTAGAACCTTTGCCCCTTCTATATATCATGGCATCTGCTCGATGGGCATATGGTGCTGATAGGTATCTAGATGGTAAAACCGAAGATACACCCGAGTCCATAGCAGCTGCGTTGCTAACAGCCAACCTTATACTTTGGTATGCTGACCAGTCTAAGTATATACCACCTGAAATTCTTTGTATTTTAATTTACCCTTCATTCAAACAGAGGTTACCGTTACTAAAACCGTTCTACGTTGGTACATTTTGGAGTGCAGCCATCACAGTTGTACCACATTTAATAAGTCATACAGAAATTGTTGATGATCAAGTCATTGCTATGGGTCTTCTTGCTGCTAGTGTGTCAAATTCTGCTGATATAGAAGACGTTGAAGATGACATAAGCAATGGCATATACACAATTCCAGCAAGGTTTGGCATCCTACCTACTCGTGTCATATCGGGTGGTTTATTTCTGGGATCTGTGTACAAGAGTGGTATAATACCTCATGCACAGAAGACAGGTATGGGTGGACGTTTGTCTAAACGTTTCAATTATAAACCGGTACCCTCTCGAATGTTGTGTTATCATCACCCATAATTTTAGCAGCTCTTGGACAGTTTGTTATAATTTCACCGATGAACCCCGTTTCAATTGATTCGGTTTTCTTTGCAAATGGTTCATATGCGTTATAACTGCAATGAATCATACTCTTATTAACTATGAATGGGTATACATATGAGTATAAGAACATCTGATCTACGATGTAAACGTCTCTTTCTTTGGGTAGATTTTCCAGATATAATTTCATCAACTCAGATCCCGGAATAAACGTGAGTGGTGGTTCATTTATGTTCCTACTTCCGGTTGGAACTGTGATGTATTCTAGACAGTTGTTTTTAACACCGAACGCACCGGCTAATATTGTACATGTGTGTTCTTTTGCATCTCGAATTATGTGAAAATCCCTGTCTGATTTAAGCCAATCATTGACTAAATCTACTTCTCGTTGAGTGATTCTAGAATCTGCATCTCGTACGATCGTGGTAGCATCTTTAATGAAAAGATCTTCGAAACGCCATAGAGTATTTGAAGCTTTCATTTTCATACCTGGGTGATGAACTAGCTGAACATTATCTTGTGTTTTCAACCAGTCGATTATATTTTGTGGAACGGTATCATTATAATGTACACGAACAATCCATCCTTTGTAAAAATGTTGAGCGTCTAACACGTTTTCGATAATACCATATGTGTATACTTTATTCTCTCCCCATATAGAGTATGAAATATACATTTACTTAAAAGTTGTGTTCCTCTTTAAATAAATGATATACATACCTAGAGCTGATGCTGCCATTGGTAATTTATCGTTGATGTATGCTACTCATTTAGTCATGACAAAGGGTGAGGGGGTCATTCACCCGGATGTTTACAAGTATGGACGGGACAAAACTCTTAAGTTTGAGAATGTATCTGATGAGGGTAAGGTAGAAACGCGTGGATTTATAAACGGGTTCATACACCTGCGTATTCCTAATATTGGTCTTATCATGAGGACGTATATTCAACCAACTGCTTATATGAAGGATCTCATTGATAAACATTGGGTAAAAACAAAAGACTGTGTAGCTGGTTTTCACATTAGACGGGGTTCTTATTCTGAAGATAGTTCAAAGTTTTCGATCTATCATCCTTTTGCTTCTGACCAAGCTGTTGAATCTATGATAAGCGTTGCTAACGAACTTGATGAACCGGTTTTCATCATAAGCGACTCTGTTTCCACACGTAAATATTTTCAAAGTAAAGTACCAAAGTCTATTTCGCTTGATCTTGACATTGGTTTTACTGCTTGTGAATTTTCACAAGAAACTAAGGACCCTGTGAAAGAAGAGTTTGATCTTAAAACGAATAGTCTTCTTGAGTGGTTTATGATGTCGAAGATGCCTAAAATATACACAACAATGGGTGGGGTATGCGGTAGAAATGTACCTGAAAACACACCCGAGGGTCTTTCTTCAACGTTCGGCTATTCGGCTGCGTTGTATGGTGACAAGATTCCTTATTATGTATTTAACGACGGGTGTGTATTTTACCCGGATGGAAAGATAGTTAGTAACAGGTTATCATGGTCCGATGCTGACACTGACAAGTATATAGTCATCGATAATCCGACTAAAGAAAAGATTGACGAAAATAGACGCAAGTACCCTATGTGGACAATTTTAGTCAATCCTGTAGCTTGTAAAGATGTGGGTATATACGAATGGTGTCAAAACAAGGTGGGTGTCGACTTTAGATCGATATCTGATGTGGAACGTGTTAAGCAAATAATTAACGTAGATTAATTGCCTAAGTTATAAAGATTATCTTGTAATACAATAAAGATGTCGCTTGTTCCGATCAAGCTACTCAAAAATATTCCAGTGAGAAACAAGCTTTTAAAAATTAAGGGTGAGACTCCCGAACTTGATAAAAATGATTACATTGAATCTCGAATAAATGTGAACCGCAAGGCTAAAAATCTATTAGCCATCGAAGATGGTTCAGAAATGGCTAAATATTACCTTCACAAAAAGGGATTATTTGAGCAAATTGCTAGAGACATCAAAAAGGAAGCTAAACAGAAATTCGGATTCTTGTTTCGTAAGACATCTGTCATGGAAAAGAAACCCATTGCCACTAAGGGGCGGGTTGGTACGGATTACATTTTGATGGAGCATTCTTATGAGGATGGTTCGGGTCATTATGGTATGGCTCGGGTAAACCACGCCAACAAAACGGCTAAAATTTTTGACTCGATGGGAAACACTGAATCTGATTTTGAAGAACCCCTAAAGGCTGGTTTAGGAAAAGGATACAACGTGAGTGTTGGTACAATCTATGGATGCTTCCCTAGGTTGCGAAACACAACAAAAGTAGATCTTAATCCTCAACCCACTGGTGGATTTGTTTCTCAATCTTATAACGATTTCAAGAGAACAAACTTTGCCGGTGGACGAGGTGGGGTTCCTAAGAAATACATGCAAGAGGCATTCATAATTTCACAATACGATGAGTTGTCTCAGCATCATTTCTGTTATATGGAATCGTTACTTGCTATGATGACAAATCTTGGTCTGGTTAAGCCTGGTCCTCAAGATCCTCGTGAACGGCTTGAGTATGTCAAGAAGTTCATTTGGGGTATCATACATAAATACGTTCCAAAAGCGAGTCGCAAGACGCCACAATGGGAGTATTTTACGAAGACCTTTCCTTACATCCTTGAGACAATGGATTCCAATGGTAAGCGTCTACCAATGAAGCGTGGATTCATTCAGGTTCCACCGACTCGTGGAACTACAAAGTATCGATTGAAGAAGATGCGTCTACGAAGTGACATAGATTCTTCTTGGACTGTTAAGAAGATTGTTGATTGGTCACGTGGTACACGCAAGTGGATTGTTCCTAAATAAAATGGTTAACGTCAAACATTTCATCTGGCACTCTTTTGTGTTCATGGTTGTTGAGTAACTCTTCTGTGACGTCATCCCATGAATCAACAATAAGTGCATTATACTTTTTGTAAAGACTGTCAAGTCCGGAAGAAATTACAATTGGTGTACAATTTAACCATACTGTTTCAAAGAACCTGTGTGTATCCATTCCAAACCCCATGGGGCATATCACAAACTTAGATCTTTGAAGTTTATTGTTAAACTCTTCTTGTGGTACATTACTTTCAACTGTACACCATGTCTTGGATTTAAAATGGTTGACACAATCTGTTCGAAGTGAATGGTATCTAATAAACTTGTGTTCGTATGTATTTGGTATCCCTACGTTAAGGTAACACAAAATGTCTTTTTTGGTATCGGTTCGTTTTGGCATGTTATCGATATACGAGTCGGAAAATCCGATGGGTATCTTGGTAATCATTGGATGTATGATTTCACAGTTTTGTGCCCATATATGGTTTACGTATGGACGAATACATTCAAAATCGAAACGGTCAAATGTTCTGTCAGTGCAGTGATATACAAGATCGTATTTTTCTTTAAAGTTCTTAAGAGTGTATATACACGATTCGAAGATCCCATTCTCACCAGTGATAAACACACGTTTAGGTGTTTCTTTAGGGACTCTTATACTGTCTCCAACATACCGAGGACAGGCAATGAAATCACACTTTTTTGAAAACTCTTTGGCTGAAATCATACCATATGTTGGATTGACATCTTTAAATTATATGTCGATATTTTCAAATATTGAATGATAAGTAGTGGATTGTATGGAGTTATAGTGAAGATAAAGTGTAAATGAATGAATGA